GCCCCTGCCCAGCCTACCACACCTGCTGCGCCTATTACAGGAGATGCTGCAATTGCGCTGATGCCAATTACTACACCAGATACTAGCCCTGCACCGACACCAATAGCAACATCGGTATTAGAGCACTGGATTGAATTCTCAACAGGGACGAGTGTGTATTCAGGATCTGCATGTACAGAAGTATTCATTACAATATATAGGGCAATTACTGTGATTACATTTTTCATTGGATTTTCCTCTTGGTTTCCACTTAGTTGTGTGATATATTATTATATCATTATAGATACCTTGTTTTTCTCACTTTTTTATTGACATATTTGGTAAAAAAGGGCCACCCCGAAGAGTGACCCTGTAGTCATTTTTTACGCTGCCACGATTTCCTATTTTTATTATTAGTCGATCGTGACACTGTGCGTAAGTTTTTTGGTTTATTATTAGACCTATTACGGTCTTTGTGGTCTACCTGACCATTAGCCTTTTTACCAGTAGTCATTTCCTTGACAATGCGGTGTGCATACACTGCCTTGCCAGCTATACGTACTGTACGATAGCCATCTCCATGATCAGTTCCTGCAAGCCCTCCTGCAGCCTGTCGGCCACGAGATTCTTTCCAATACAACTGTCCATTTTTCAGCTTGAAGAGTTTATTCCATTTCTTCATTATAGATGCCTCATTTTTCTCAGTTTTTATTATACGGGCTTAGCGTCTAAAGTTGTTTTCTTTATTTTGAGCGTTAACACCGCCAGTAATTTGCGGAATCATTTTGATAATTTCTTGACGAGTTTGTCTTGAAACATCACCAGATACATTTATATTAAATGTTTGTTGGCCAGCACCATTATTATTGTTGCTTTTAAATAGCTCCGCTGTACGTTGGCTAGGTATAACATACTCCCCCGGAGTAAGCATTACAGGAACACTATCTTTACCTGCTTGACCAATACCGGGGTTGATAATGCCCCCTGATATTCTGTTTTGAATTAAGCCTCCAGCGTGGCTTCCTTTAAAACCAAAGAAAGAACCAATAGTCCCAAAGATATCAAAAGAACCTCCAGATCCAAACATTTTACCTAGGCCACCAATTGATTTTGTAATAAGGCTGCCAATAGTCTTAAAAGACCCTTTAAGAAAACTTCCGATCTGTGTAAACAAGCTACCTTCTCCTAATTCAGAACCTTTGTAGCCTTCTTTAACACTACTTGAAATTCCGTCTCCAAGTGTTTTACCCACATCAGAACCTAACCCCTCAACACCACTAAATACTTTCTCGAGTAGCCCATTTTCACCGCTTAATCCTAAGCCTGAAAATAAAGACTCTGTAAAACCTGTAGCAAAAGACTCAATTATTTTACTACTGTAGCTATCTGCAATTTCACTAAAAATATCAGAAAAGTCACCGGTTTTTAAAGCATTATAAAAGCTATTACGGAAGTCTTCTTGAAAGCTTGAGGCTAAGGATTCTGCTTGTTTATTTGTTTCACCATCGCCGCTGCCTCCAGCTCCTGCTCCTGCTTTCACGTTGCCAATATTTGCGCCAGCAATAATCTTATTACCATTTTCATCGTATTGTAAAAGACCGATCTCTACTAAGCCTAACCCTTTTTCCGCTCTTTCCAGAGCTTTTGTTGCTAAACCTACTTTTGAGTCATCACCTGACTTTAATGCAGCGCCTAGAGTTTGTTTTTGTCTCTTTATTTCTGCATCAAAAACAGCCTTATCATTAAGCAAGGTTACATAACCACCGTCCATAAATCCAGGGGGCATCATACCGTTGTTAATCATAGATAAAAAACCCGCACCAAACTTTTTAACAGCCGCTGCCTGAATTACAAACTCACCATTAGAAAGCATAGCAGGTATTTTGTCGTCTCTTGGACCACCTGGGCCTGATATGTAACCGCCTGAAGCTTTATATTGTGCTGGGTTTCCCGCCATACGAGGGTCATTAACACTAGTGCTAATATCATTAGAGCTAAAAATATTTTTAAAGAAGCCCTTAACAGGCTCAAACCAAGCTTTAACTTTTTCAGACACTGCGTCTGTTAATTCCCCAAATTTGTCTGGTATTTTATCAAGAAAGTCAGCAATACTATTATAAATACTACTAGAGAATTCGCTTATTGCCGAACGGAGTTCAGGGTTAGTTGTAATAGAAAAGGCACCAGCTATAAGACCCCCAACAATGGCTCCCGCTGCAGTACCAATAAGAGGGAAAGCACTACCTATAGTACCGCCAATTACGGCTCCTTGTACAGTATCTGCACCAACATCCAAGAGTGCAGACTCTGTTTCGTCCATTTTACCATCACCAACACTGGTAAGGGCTATTTCACCTGCAATTTTAGTTGCTTCTCCTGCTATGGCGGCTCGCATACCTGTTGAGAAAGCTTTTCCAAGTAAGCTACCTTTTCCTTTTGCTTTTGACTTAACTTTTTCGTCATCAACAACACCAAGAATACCGCCTATTTGAGTTTTTAAATTTGTTTTTCCAAGAGTACCAAAGGCAACACCAAAAATTCCTTTTGCAAGCCCTTTTGTTACTCCTAAAAGCCCATTCTTAACTACACCGATGGTTGTAAGACCAATCAGCATTAATGATAAAGCCCCTGACAATTTGTCAAGTAAAGGATTAGTATCAAAACCTTCATCTCCAGCTGTATTTATTAAATTACTAATAAATTGAGAAATAGGATTTTTTCCACCAAATAGACCTTCAAGTAGGCCTTCTCCGAAATTACCAGAAGCCTCGATTATTCCTGAAATAATTCTTTGACCCGTGCTTGCACCTTCTCCGTCTGATTTAAAGAAAGCAACAATGCCATCACCAATAGTTTTACCAACTTTATTTGCAAGACCAGTTGCATTTACAGTGTCTAGTATAGCTGGTAAAAAGGCTAAACCGGCAATAGCTAAAGTAATAGGTTGTGTAAGGAGGAACAAAGCACCAGCTGCAAGAACGTAACCCACACCAAATAAAGCGCCTTGGGCTAAGCTTGATTTCAGCTCTGCAGGTAAGGCAAGGGCTATAGCGCCAGCAATAGCTCCACCCGCTACAGCTATTTTATTTTCACTTAAGAAATCAACAGCAGAGCCTACAGCACTTTTAGTGTTGCTAATTGCACCACCAATACGACCATCTTTTTCATTGCCAATTGGGGTGCCTAGAAGGAAGTCATCAAAATTTGCCTTTGTTCTAGCAGAAAACTGAGCGGTTGTTTCACTTAGTTTTTCAGAAACTTTATTTAGATACCCCAGGAGACCGCCGTTCTCACTAAAGTCTTTAGTAAACTCAGAAATAAAACCAGAAAGAGCTTGTCTGCGTGTTGTGAAAAAGCCCGTTGCACTATTAAATGTTTCAGACTTAGTAATTGCTTCTGACATAGCTGCTGTAAAAGATTTTACGGATTCGGTGATATTGTTAATAGACTCGTAGGCCCCGCCAGAGCGCTCGCCCCGACCCGCTTCTCCAAACTCGTTAAAACCTCTAGCCCCAAAAGCTAAGTCTTTAAATAAGGTTTTAATTTTATTCGCCCACCCGCTAAGTGTGGATAAAACGCCCTGTATTGCTGCTGTAAACTTAGGGCCACCAATCCTATCAGTGCCCTTCCAGAATAAACTTGACCAAGTCGAGTTTAAGATGACATCATCAAAGATATTAAAGAAAATACTCTTTACATTTTCAGCAAAACGTATGAGATGACCAGTAATTTCAGTAAGATTTGGCAAATATCCTGATAAATCAAGGGGTGGTATTTTAGCGAATAACTTTTGAAATGTGCTTTCTTGGTTATCTTCTTCAGTAAGGCCTAAAAATTCTTTTAAAGAATTTGATGCCTGTTTAAGAGATTCTTTAAAACCCTCTACAGTAAAATCAGATGAGAAGATGCTAGCAACTGAGTCGTACATCTTCTTAGCGGTATCTTGGAAGTCCATTCTTAAATTAAGTAAACCGATTTGTAGCTTTAGAAAGTTTATCTCTGCTCTATCAGCAATGAACCTGAATGCAGTGGTCAGGAGTTCGATTTTACCTCTTGCACTATCTGAAAAACCTGCAATATTATCAATGGCTGCTAAAGCTCTAGTAAATTCGTCCCTCATCACTACTGAGAGAGAACCAATCGTAGGCTCTAGTGTAAGGAATTCTTTTTCAATAGCACCAATTTGGCTAATGAGCGCATTAAATACAGCCTCAGAGGTAATTTGACCATCTTTAGCTAATGAACGAAGCTCACCAAAAGGCTTACCCATACCATCAGCAATGGCTTGTGCAATCCTTGGGGTTTGCTCTAGAACAGAGTTAAGTTCTTCACCCCGTAGCTCACCAGAAGCCAAACCTTGACCAAGCTGAATAATAGCTGCCCGTGCTGAGTCAGCAGAAGCCCCTGACAACGTGGCTGCTTTAGCAACAGCCTCTGTAACAGCTAGAATGTCCTCTGTAGATTTGCCTGCACCAGATAGTGCTAAACCAAAGCGGTTAAAGGTTGCGGCAGTAGTGTCAATAGAAGAGCGACCCCTAGCAGCGATAGCGTAAAGTCGTTGTAAAGCTGCCTGTGACTCTTTACCCCTGCCTGTAACGAGTGCAATACTGTTTTCAAGGTTCTTAAGATCATCTGCTGCGGACACAATACCTTTAATAGAAACGAAACCAGAATACGCAGCAACAGCACTTTTAATTGAATTTGCAAGACCGCTAGTAACAGACTGAATCTTTCCAACGGATTTTTCTAATTTTTGTAATTCACCTCGTGCTTGGGTTGTATTAGCACGTACCCTAATTTCTACACCACTCATGATGCCTCCATTTAATAAAATTGCCCCCTAACAGTCTCGTATATCGAGAGCCATCAGAGGGCAGTTATTTAAGGGATTAATATACCTATTTTCATTAGCACCTGTTCTATAAAATAACGAGGTGCTTGTCTGCTGTGTCCATTGTTAAGGACATCTATGTATTCAACTTCATTAGAGATTGTACCATCTCTAAAACCATAAGTGTCATACTTTTTTGTATTTTTCCAACCACGCCTTGCTCTACCTGTATCAACAGGTGTAACAACTTTTAAAGTGTCGGTTGCGTAATCGATTCTATCATCAATTTCAAGGTTAGTCATTTGACTGACTTCTTTTTCAACTCTCCGCATTTCTTTTTGAAAGTTAACAACTTCCATACTAAATACTTCAGACATGGTGGTTTCCTTATTTAATTTTCCAACCAGAAGAATCTCCACCCTTGGCTCTAAGCATCATATCTAAGAATTTACCCTTAGGCACTGCCTTATCTGGAACCTGTCTATCTTGTTGATCCTGTTTAATAGTCTTTAAAGATTGGAATATGCTTTCAGCTGAAGCCTTGACCCCCGCTGCACGAAGCAACAAATATGTTCTTTGATCTTCTTGCCATCCAACAGGGCGTTGTTTGAAGAAAGTAGTCCATTTTAATAACTCATCATAAGGCATCTCTGATAGTAGTTGATAAACAGGAATTCTTAAGTTGTAAGCTATTTCATATAGTGTTTCTTCTTGTGTAGTTAGTTTCCCGAAGAAGCGTTCCCTAACCCCGCAATACTCATGATCTTTTCAGAGAGTTGGGTTAGTTCGCCAACGGGAAAACTATTAAAATCCTCATCGGTAATTTCGGCAGCATCTGTTACTGCTAAACGAATAACATCTTTGATTAAACTAATGTCATCGTATTCTGTCTTTTTATTTTGTGATTTCTTAATGAGATCTTGAATCTTAAAAACTTCGTTGACTGTTAACTTTTTAACCTCAACTTCTTCATCCATAAATTTTACTTTTTCAGTAATCTTTTTTCCAACTAAATGTTTCATAATGTATATTAACCCAACTTATCTTTTTCTGTGAACAAATCTTTGTTATTTTCTTGGAAGTCATCTAAAATTTTTCTTACTGTATGTAATACAGAAAGAGTTTCTAAACACTCTTTTCCTTCATGAGAATTCTCCTTGAAGTCTCCAAAACGTTCAAAACTTTTTCGTATACTAATGTCTACACTTCTGCGCATATGCCGAAAGGTAGTACGCATAACAAAACTCTTACTAAATGGTTTATCTGTCATTATATCTCTCTTATATAAAAGAGAGAGCTGTTAAGCTCCCTCTAATTTTATCATTAAGCAGCAGCAATAGTTGCTGGGCCAAAGAAGTCAGATTGAGCAGACAATGTGACAGTCGCAGTAGTAGCATCTGTTAACTGTGGGTTAACCAAAATTGCTTCAATTTTACCTTTAAAGTAAAATTCTGTGTTTGCTTTTGCCAAGGTAGAGCCTGCGCCTTCATCCGGTGTACAAGCTGATTCAGCCATCATAAAGCGGAAAACAAGTTGTTGACCAATGAGGGCGTGAATTGCTTCCATGTCAGATGCAATGTAGTTTACAGTAACTTCAAGTGTAGGTGCATCGGACTGGCCTTGTACCTGAGAAGAAGTGTTTTGACCATAAACAGGTACGTTTACGATGTTTGCAGGTGTACCGATAGACGGGAATTCCCGTACGGAAGGCATGCGCACATGATCTGCGTCTGCTGTACCTGGAGTTGTCCCAACAAACAAAGCGGCGCATTCTGCGGCTGTGTCTGTACTGGCTGGGATCGTGCCTTTAAAGAAATCAAGGTAGGTAAAAATACCCGCACCAAGAGTTGAAATATGAGCCATTTGTTATTCTCCGTATATTTTAAATGGTATTATGTAACTTGCGCTATAAAGCGACTTGTTATATGGGTCTAGCCCTTCCACATTCAGATAAGATGTAGCAAGCTCTGTGCCATTAGCTAGTTTTTTGTTTTCAAGATTAATGTCGAGAATATCTGAGATAGCCATGATGCGAGATTGCCCTTCACCAGCTTTAACAAAGATTTTAACTACAATTAGTCCATTTAAGCTTTTAATGCCGCCGTGAGCGAGTTGGTCACTTGAACTGGGTAACACATTTAATCTACAGAATTCAGTTTCAGTACTAATTGTACCTTGGTAGTTGTCAGGATAAACATCTATGTTGTTTAATATCCAAGTTTCAGAAGCAAAAACAGCTTCAATGTCGTCTAAAACATTGTCATACATTTTATGCTTCCTTCACTAGGATTGCTTCAATAGTAAAACCATTGTCACTATAATCAATAATATTATATACCTTTTCGTTTACAGTTAAAGTGTCATAAACAGAAAGATTTACCCCAGATCGCAACATTGCAGTAACTGTAAACCCATCACCAGAGGGCTTTTGAGTTGACTGAATAATTACATCTACAACAATGCTTCCAGAAGTACTGATAGTACTACGAGTAGCAAAATCATAACCTGAAACAGATTTTGAAGAAAGTGTCCCTTGTTTAACCAAGTCTCCTGCAGCAGCAAATGCCTTATTAACGGCAGTAGTTACTTTAGCAGAAAGTGACATTAATTATTCCTCCACCAACCAGCACCTACACCTGTAGCACCTCTTCGAATAAGTGGACGAAGGGGTTTAATAACAAAGTTTGGCGTAATAGAAATTCGAGTAACATCATTGTTTGAATCACTTAAACTAATATTACCAATACTAATACTTTCGTATGTTTGTGTTGTTTGAGCCAATAAGTCTTCATTATTTAGTAAGTGTAGAGCTTGCTCGTAAACCGCTATCTTTACTGCGTTAGGTATTTCAGTAGTTGAAAATGTAACTTGTAATCCTAGTCGATTATCATAGTAAAGAGCGTTTTTACGAGGCCATGCAAGAGCTTGGGAAGGACTAACAGCGGAGCCAATCCACGGATTGTTGTCAATAATTTGTGTAGCAGTAACTAGTGCGTCTTCACGAGTTGCTTCTGTAGCTGTATCCCAGCTTGCAGAATCAATACGGGTTTCAAAGTATTCACTAGCATCTGTTATTTCTACATAACTATTAGTATTAAGAACTAAAGCCATTAGTCCCTCCTAGCTTAATTATGAGTGGTAAACAGGCAAGATGCCAAGGTTTAGTGCATCCATTTTACGAGTATACGAAGCAGA